TCTTACATAAACTAAATGAGTTATAGGCATATCTCATCATCATCCTTGCGGGCAGTAGTTTACTGGTCTGTCGCCAAGCAGATACACCTTACCGTCACACATCAGAACGGATTTCGGGCACACTATCAACGCCTGTGCGGGCTTATTTGGCGATTAAAAGGCCTAGATTATTGAAGTTTCTTAATATGCGAACCATGTACACGCACTTGAATATGACCATTATAATAGTCATTTGATTCCAGTACACGCCTGCCAAACTGTTCGCGAGCCTCTATGTATGAGCATTCTGATTTGGATTCACAGTAAAAAAGTATTTCTCTAGTGAAGTTTGCTGTGCCTAATTGTGTGACATCTGCAGTCAACGCGGGTGACGATCCATAATAGTTGCGCCAGTCTGAGTCGATTTTGCCACGGATTTTCTTTTTCTTCTTGGTGCCGTTTTTGAGTTTTACTGTTCGATATGTTGTTTTAGAGAATTTAGCTAGTTTTTTGCCTATGTACTTACGACCTGTGAGTGTATTTGTTATTAGATAAACAAACCCGACGCATTCCTCGGGCAACACTTCTACCGGTTGATTTTGATAAGTCCATGACATCAACTAGTTAGTTGTTTATTCGCCTTGATCCTTGCCTTTTTGAGCGGCTCTACGAACTTTACGCTCGTCCAGTTGCGCTCGTTTTTCTATTTGCCACAGCCTAACAGCTTTACGCCTTGCGCTACACGCCGCACGAATATCACTAAGCAGATGCCTAGTGCGAATGCTACTAGCATAAGTGGCCTCATTCATCCACTGCTGATTGCTTTCAAAATATTCACGCAACAACTTCATTAGTTGTGCATGTAGCTCTTCATCTTGGTGCATCTTTTCCCTTGATGACTTCTAAAAACTTAAAGTGTTCGTGCCGTTTTACATAATCCGCTTCGGGATCAAACACCCTGCACTGCTCTAATGCTTCCTCAGCCATCCATTTTATTTCATACAGGTCCTGCTTGCAACTCCATTGATAGGCAAGATTGCGTTTGGGATTGCCACATTCCTGCACCATGCGTTTTAACATGGCCCTAACAGAGTTAACACTGCGTTCTTCCATCACTCAATGACTTCCAGATCGTTAGCATAGCTGGTAAAGCCATTTTCCTTGATAACCTTCAGCACATTGTTTACACGGCCGATCAGTTCGTCCTTGTGCGATATCAAGAAAATGTTCTTCTTGCGTTCACGTGCCATTTTCTTCAGCACGGCCAATGCACCCTCAACCCCTGCGGCATCTAGGCCGTTATCCACCAACTCGTCTACAAACAACAGGTTGACCTGTTGATATAGTGATTCCCATACATCACGGAAAGCCCATGATAGACTCAAGATAAGTCTATTGCGTTCACCTCGACTTAGATTATCAAAATCCAAATCTTGCCCCAGCTGTGTAATTAGAACTGTAAGATCATTCTGGAACAAGACTGTATGAGGCAATCCCATTTTGTCTAAGTAGTAGGTCAAACGGTTGTTTAAGTACGCTAGATTTTGATCTATGATCTTCTTGCGAATAAAACTATCCTTGCTGGTCAATAACTTTAATAAAAACTCTTGATGCTCTTTGATTCGGTTGAGTTCATTAACATGATCCCACGCGATTTCCTGCATGGCAGTATGACGCAGTTCGTCAATTTGCTCTTGATAAGGATCGCTCTCACCTGCTTTAACTGTCAGCTGAGTTTCTAGAGTTTTAAGATTGTTCTGATGTTTAAGTGCTTGCTCAATAGTGTCGTAATAAGTATCTGGACGAGTAGTTACTAGACCGACACTAGTAATTTCTTTCATGATCTTGGCCAGGTCAGCAACTACTTTATCGTGATAGGTGTTAGCTTCAGTCAAGTGCTTGTTAGCTTCTGCACTCATTTCTCTATGTTTGTGATCATGTAGTTCTTGTTCACAAGCGTGGCACTTTCTATCCTGCAACTTAGCAAGCTCGCTTGCGTACTTTTTTACGCTTCGCTCCGCTTGCGCTGTCGCGGCATCTAGCGTTGCCTTTTCCTTATTCAGGCTTTTCAGCTTGGCTGACTTTTCTTCGAAAAGTTTTAGCTCCCCGTGCTTGGCAAGTTCGGCTTCGATATCTACATTTTCAAGTTCAATGATAGCACGACCGATCTTTTCAAGTTCAGCATCATGTTGGCTATTCCACGCGGTTTGTCTAGTTGTTAAGCTGTCAACACTCTGCTGGATCTTGTCATTGGATCGCTTGGCAGCTTCGATGTCTGCGTTTTCTTGGAATATTTCATCCTTGGTAATTTTAACCAGTTCCTTAAGACGTTCTGCTTTTTCACTAAGCAGAGTTACACCTAACAGTTGTTCAATAATTACTCGTTGGTCATTGGCCCGCATACTTAAGAACGGTTCTGTATAGGTATTAAGTGCAACAATATGTTTGAACATGTCGTGACTCATGCCTATGATATCATCTAGGTCACGCTGTGTTTCACGGACATCACCTTGTGCATCATCTGATTCAGTAGTTTCCTGTTCTTGGTTGTTGACAAAAAACTGTAGTATGTTGGGTTTACGACCACGTTCAATACGATAGTCCATACCGTCTTTTTCAAATGCCAGTGTGACCAACATATTCTTATTGTTTATCTTATTGATAAGATTGTCTTTTTTAATGTTAGTTAGGGCATTGCCGTAAAGTGCATAGGTCAGAGCATTAACGATTGTGGTTTTACCGGTACCGTTACGGCTACCACTATCGTCCCCACCTTGATCTAAGTTTTCACCTAGTACCAGTGTTAAATTTTGTTGAGAGAAATTTACAGCCTGGGTTTGATTGCCCACGCTCATAAAGTTCTTAACTGTTAATTCTTTTATTTTTATCATAGATTATTATAAATCGATAAAAGCATATTTTTGTCAAACTGATCACTATCTATACTAATAATCTGACTACTGACAATTTGATCAACACTTTCGAATGCTTGTATGTCAATGTTAGTGTTAATTTCAATATCTTTCTTTTCTGCTATAAGCGTAAGTTCACGGATATCGTAATCTGCAATAAACTTCTCTTTGATAAAACTTGCTTCTTCAAATGTGATATCTATATCTAGTGTAACACGTAAATGTTGCTTGGGCAAGATTATTTCGTCCGCACGGTCAATCAGCTCACTTAGCTTGGTAGTACGGAAAGTAGGTTGAGCAGGCCATGTGTGATATTCTGGAGTTCCTCCCCATTCGAGTACCATCATTCCCCGATCATCGTCCCAGGTGTCTGCGTAGTTGTGCGGAAACGCATTACCGATATAGATCATGTTTTGACGTTGCTGGCGTTTGTGGAAATGCCCGCTAAAACCCAGCTCATATTTCTGAAAACTATCAAGCTGAATTTCACCATGATCAGGCATCTGCACCATAGCATTCATAAAAAAGCTGGGTAACTCAAAGTGTCCAAATATATACTTGCCACCTTTTTTACCGATGCTTCGCCACTCATCACCTACAAGCCATGGACAGAGCGTAACGTCCCCAATGGTAGTCGGTTGGTGTACCACAGTGATTCCTGGGATGTATTTTCCAAATTCGACAGAGTGTATATCCCGCTTGTCTTTGTAATATAAATCATGATTACCAGGGAAAAAGTAAAATTTATCAAACGCCTTACCGAGCTTTTCCAAGGCCCTAAGGCTATAGTCCATAGTAGTGATATTAAGACTATTGCGATTGTGATGCCAGTCGCCCATAAAAATTCCTGTGTCACAGCCTTCCTCCTTGGCTTTTGCGATATACCAATCAACAAAGTCTTCGCAGTCTTTGTTATGTATACTACTATTAGATTTTAGTCCAAAATGTATATCTGTAAAACAAGCAACTTTTTTAAATAGTTGTGTCGGTTGTTGTGTCGGTTGTTGTATCATTTGTTGTATCCTCGTTATGCCGTTTTAATGCCGCGGCGTGTTCACCTGCACCTGTTCTACTATAGCTAGGGTTCATACCATTCATTTCGAGAATATCGTCTCGTATATTCTGATTGCGCTTTTCGATATTGATAACACGCACAAATGAATTAGTAACAGCGGCAGTAAAATAAGCGAAAGGATTATCACTTTTAGATTCATCAAACTGAAGTCCAATTTGAGTCAATTGTAAAATAGCCTGACCCTTCATTTCATCGTTGTAAGTATAGCCACGAACATTACCGCGAGTAGCATACCTCTCACACAATTTTAACATCATGCGGGCTAGAGTTGGAGTAATTTGGCCCGCATCCTTGTCAAAGTGACCTTTGTCTAATGTGCCCTTCCAATGACTCTTGCCAACACA